CAGAACCAGACGTAATTGTAAAGCACGAACCCGTCTATTGTAAATGCTGTGGTCGGCTCTTGATTGATATACCATGCCAGAAGATCCGTAAGACACAAATTGTTGATATCAAGGTGGTCGTAGAGACCTGCGAGGAACAGTATTACGAGAAGGTCTGTGAATGCGGTTGCGTAAACAACTGCGAAGCTCCCAACTGTCGTATCAAGTATGGTGACAACCTCCGTGCACTGGTGACATACCTTAATGTAGTGCAGTGTATTCCGTTCAAAAGGATTGCAGAACTTATATCCGACCTGTCCGGCCAGAATATAAGTGAGGGTACAGTGCAGAACATACTCAAAGAGAATAGCGGCAAGGCAGACTGTGCATATGAGGAAATACGCAAGAGGCTGGAAACTGCGTCTGTCGTAGGAGCCGATGAAACTGGTGCTACGGTAGGAAAGCATCTGCATTGGAACTGGATATTCCAGAACGACCTGCTTACATACGTGTTCCAGTCAGAATCGCGAGGTCAGAAGGCCATAGATTCCAAGTTTCCAAAGGGACTTCCCTATTCGACACTTGTGACTGACAGACATCAGAGCTACTTCAAGATGAATGTTAAGGACCATCAGGTCTGCCTGGCTCATCTTCTTAGGAATGCAGAGTATCTGAACGAACTGGATCCAAACCAGAACTGGTCACGGAGATTCATCCATCTGATAGAACACTCTATAAATCTCAGAAGAGAGGACAACATTACCTCTAGAAAGATAAAGGTACTGAAGACAAAGATGAAGAACCTCTTGGGTGAAAGCCTCACGCATTTAGATAACGAGTTTGAGAAATTCAAGAGGGGTATCCTTAAAGTCAAAGACTACCTATTTACCTTTCTCTCCAATCCAAGTGTGCCTTACGAGAACAATGCCAGTGAGCGGGGAGTTAGGAAAATCAAGATAAAGCAGAAAGTCAGCGGTTGCTTCCGAACAGACAGCGGTGCCGATGATTTTGCCAAGTTGCACTCCATTGCTGAAACTGCTATGAAGAACGGAAATTCTAAATTCAATGCAATTCTTGCTGTAGTACAACAGTAAGACGATTACTCATGCCCATAGGGGTGCTGAGTAGTTACCATAAATGCTATATAAACAATATGTGTAATATCCTAAGTATAAGCCAAACAACAAACATCTTGTCACTTCATAGACAGATGGTTTAAGGATTGTTCCAACGAGAAAATATCCCATTATAATGCAGGACATGACTATAATGAGTATCCTATATGTTCTTTTCTTCATCATTTTTCTCACCTTCCTTTCTGTCGAACTTGTTTCCACAAATACAATCATACTTACATACGGCAACAAGATTTAAATCAAACTCATCTTCTCCTTTAATAGAAGCTTTGAATCCACAACCTTCATAGCCAACCTCATAGATTACTGAGTAATCCTTTGTTAAAAGGTCATGTTCCCATACCTCCACACCATTCTTGTCTTTCAGTCCTGTGAACTGGCAGACTGTTGAATGGTCAACAGAAAATGCACCGCCACCTTCTATGGGAACTATGATAGCACCATTCTCGTAAGAATGCAGCAAATCTCCGATTGCCCATCCTTTACCATCAAGACGCTTTGCCTTGAATTTGATAATACGCTGTTCCATATTTATTTAATCATTATTGAATATCTGAGCTACTAACCATCCCAAACCAGCACACATTAATGAATATACTGAAATAAATTCCTTATGAGATGGATATAACCCTAAAGACTTAAAAGCAGCAAGCAATATAATGCATAAAGCTGATATTGCTAATATGCCGCATATTAAATTATATATCTTCATTTTCTTGTTAATTTATTTTAACTCGATTGGTTCGTCGCTCCAAGATAGTTTTTTCCAATGAGCTTCTTGATTGAGCCTTTGGGAATACGAAAACCAGAATATGGTTGTGCTACATCCCAAGTGTCACCCAATGTACGGAAAGGTTTTACTTCAAATATATATTCGTAACCTCCTTTGCTTACTGCTAAATATGCCATACTTACTCCTTATTTTCTTCTTTATCTTTATACTCCCAATATCTACGATAATATTCTTCCGTGAACCACCCTATTAGATATGCCCATGGTTCAGCTTCTGTATCTATATTTACTCCTTTGTCAAGAAGTATTCTATTGCAAACATGAAATATCTCATGTGAAACAAAATTATCAGACTTGCCATTTTTAAGGAATATAACATAGTCCCCAGAGTCACAAGTCATGGTAGAACCTCTAACATTCTTCTTAGATAAATCTTTTTTGAGAATTTTATATTCCTCATAAGTAAGATTATCTTTATTGTGCTTATAAAAGTTCTTTAGTTCGTCTGTACTAATTTCTACTAATATAGTAACAGAAGTATTATATATTGGAATATCTATTTTTGTAATCATACTTACTCCTCCTCTTTAGTTTCATACTCCTGTTGTAACTTCTTGACCTCGCTCACGAACATGCTGACATCAATATCACAATCAATTACCTCTTGATGGTTTTTGATGGCATCATCTATCAGATGGGTGCATTCTTCGGTAAAACCACAGATATGATCACCTTCGATGGTGTAGAGATACTTGTGTGTGTTATAGTAAGCACACTGGCAGAGAGATAAGCCCTCTGAGTTGAGGCGGTCCCGTACATCTGGATTGTTGATGCGAAGGACCACCATCTTACCTTTACTAGAATAGTACTTGCGGTATTTGATTCGGTCTGCAACGATGATTGCTATAGCTACCAACAACAGGATAGCTAGCACGATGATAACATCTATTTGAATTGTATTCATAACTTTCATTTTGTTTAATTGTTTATCTTAATTCGTCCATTCTTCCAGGATTTTGAATATTCAGTTCCTTGTTGACATCGTGGAGGCTAGCGGATGGCAATACATGCGTATCGGGGTCTAAACCCTTCGACTTGCAATAGTTTCTCCATGCCTCTATGCCATGAGGTTTCTTTGCATCCTCTATCGCTTTCAGTCGCTCTTCTTCTTTTCTGCGCTCGTCCTCTACCCTTCCACGCTCCTTCAGCAGGTCTGCCTCGTAAGCTATCAAGGATTTCATTATATCCTGTGGATTGATTGTCTTTCCGTTGTTGATGAGCTTGTTGTATTCACCATTGGTGAAGGCTACGAAGAAGTAATCAAGTTCGGCAGGAGTTATGTAGAAATACTTTGTACAGATACGCTGAGCAAGCAACTGAATCTGATAATCTGTTGCATTATCGTAGGCACCCAGATAATAAAGAAGGTCTATCAGTCGTCCTGTTACCCATCCTACGAGGTCTCTGAGTCCACCACGTTTCTGAATATCCAACATGGTTTCCTTATTCTTCTTTATAGCCTCAGTTAAGGTTGCAGGACGCTGATAGTTGGCCTTATCCCTGATGATAGGCACTCGCGATGAGTCGGGCAGCGCGCTCTGAACGTTGGATATTCCGTTGTTGCTCATAATCTTGCTTTTGGATAATTTCGTCATTCCAGCACTCACCATTAAGATAAGTGAGTGGGTCTTTTCTGTATACAGGGTCGGGCGTTGATGCTACATAGAGAGGAGTAGCTTTCATACAAGCTACCTTATCGTTAAGGCTTAACTTCTTCCACTTAGCCTCTGCTTTCTTGCGGCCTCGTTTTTTATTGTAGGCATTCCACCATTCCTCAAAAGGCGGTTCGAAGACCAACATCTGTTTTTGCTCTTCTTCAACCTCCAAGTCTACCGTCTCTACTTCGGTATTGTTGTCGAACAACTCAGAAGGCTTGTAATACTTACCCGTAAGCGCCCATCTTGCACCGGCTACAAAAGCATTTTTAAGAGGTTCGCTTTCCGAATATTTATTTGCCTCCGAATGGATTTCCTTTAACGTTTTCATAAGCTATATGATTTTGATGATTTATACCCAACCGGCACCCGAGTTCTCGAGTTCTCGCTTGCAATACTGCAAGCCTACCTGATCATCGGGTTCCGGAATCATGATGCTGCGGACATTTGCATAATCTATCACATTTCGGATAACGCTGCTAGCCTCTGCTGTATTTAGGGAAGTGAGAGGCTTGTATTTGCGGTTGCCTGTCTTGTCTACCTCATCGGTATAGAAGATGTAGCTGCAAACGTTGCGCTGAATATCACGAAGCGTTTCATAGAAGGTCTGCCCTAACTTTAGGGCGAGATAGCTAATCATGAAGTGAAGATAACTGGACTGCTTATCGGTCTGAATGGGGTGAAACTTCTTTAATTCGATATTATACCCACATTCTTTGGCTTTTTGAACTTCCTTCACGATTCTCAGATAGTCGCGAGGATCATTAGGATTGTATACACTCATATTATTATAATTACATTAGATTGATTACTAAACCCTTGCAAGCATAGTCGGTTGGTACACCGAGGACCTGCTGGAATTTGTTTACGGCAACATCGGGGTTAAGATGGCGTACTGAACCATGAATGAGGACGATGCGCTTGGCGGTATTGGCTGCCTTGCATTCGTTGAGATACTCGATAGAGTGAGCCAGACTCATGTGGGAAAGACGGATGCGGTCGGCTTGGCTGACTATCGTCTTGCCTTCATTTACTGCTCTCTCCAGAAGAGAATCATCATAGTTGCATTCTGCCAAGAAGTAGCGGCACCCTTGAACTACATTTTCCATATTGTAGCAATCGGTGAAGAACATCATGGTTCCCATTTCCGGATGATGAATGAGGAAAGAGAAACAAGGCACATCATGTTCTACCTTCATCGGGGTGATACTGAAAGCACCTAGATGATAGGTCTGTTCTTTAATCATGACTTTTACTCCCTTGCATTTCTCGGATAACTCTTCGGTAGAGTAAGCATCGATTCCTGCTCTCAGAAAGTCTTTGGCATTTTTTGCATGATCGCCGTGGGAGTGACTGATAATCACTCCCACGCATTTTGATGTTTTGAGGTTTGCAACTTTCTTTACTTCCTGCAACGGACGGCCTGCCTCTATACATAGCTGCTGACCATTACTTGCCTCCAGTACGTAGGCATTGCCAAGACTATTGCTATTTACTACTATCAGCTTCATACTTAACTCAAACTAAACTTTTGAGCCTGTGGCTGCTCATCATGTACTTCCACGGCATTCATGACTTCACTGGTATCAGCATTGACCGTGATAACGTTCTTTGCCTCGGCAAACTCAGAATCACGCTGTGCTTCTGCGGTAGGAACATCATCGACTGTCATTGCGGTCTGCATTTCGATAGAAAGGTAGCCATACTTAGAAAGAAGGCGACGAAGGACCGTTTTTGTTGCCATATCATTGAAATTACCATACCATCCAACAGTATTACCTGGTCCTAACTCGGCTTGTTTCTGAGCCATTTCAGCCAACTGCTGATTTGTCATTTTACAGTTACGAAGAGTTGCAGAGTACTTCTTGGCGTATGAGCACATATCATCAAGAGACATATACATCATCTTGCGGAATCCATTGGTAAGCTCTAAGAAAGCGAAATATCCGACAATTCTGTTGGAAGTCTTCTCCCCATCAAGATGAAGTTCACCAGAAATCTTGTCGTAACCTTGATACTCTCCTTCATAGACTACATCAGCATTGATGTTCTTGTAGAGACCGGAGCGAATAGCAAGCTGATAAAGACCCTTGTAACCAACAATCATCGTAGGAGTATTGCCATAAGGTACGATATAAGCATATCCCAACTGCTTGTTGAGCGGAAGATGAAGGGATGCTGCCTTCATTGCCTCAGCCATCAATAAACGACCATCACAAGCTAGAAGCTTATCATCCGATGTGACTAACTCCATGAGGGATGCAGCAAAAGTTCCTGCATTCTCCTTCATTACATTCTTCAACTGCTCTTGGTAGTAACTATTGTCGAGTACTGCCTTGAAATTACTAACTGCTACTGCCTTCTGAGAAGGCTGTGCTTTTGCTACTGCTGTATCTGCCATGATTACTTCTCCTCTTCTTTATGATTGATTAAAACCTTGGTGATACCAGCCAAGGCTATTGTTCCCAAAGCAAGATTGATTTCACCACTTTCCGGAAAAAGTTCTTTTGGATCAACCTCTACTCTATCGTGGCTATCTAACCACTTCTTTATCCGGCTCGAATCCGTTCCGTCCTTCATGCCTCCTCCTAACGCTAGAGTAACTTTGATAAGGTCTTTGTTAACCAACATTTCTAATTTTAAAGTTTCTGCCATGATTTTTATTTACTTATATGTTTGATTAATTCTTCTTTTGTTTTAAACACTTCGCTTTCTTTCCTTGTTGGGAAAACTGCGAACTTATACTGAATAGAGCAAGGTGCCTCGCCTATCTGCTGAAAGAATACGCCCACGATGTTTGCACGTCGGATTTTGTACCCATCGAGCAGATAGACTGCATCACCTATATCGAACTTAGTCTTGATTTGCATGATGCGTTTCAATCCATTGTTGCCAGAGCGAAATACTCAACCTTTAGTTTATCATCCTTCGATACTACCAGACGGATTTGCTGACCGCCTGTGCTGAGCGGATGGTTAACACTTTCGCATTTATCGAGCACAACAGGGACCGAAACATCATAGAACTGACCGATAGTTCGAGCGATGTCGATTCCGGCATTCACCTTTGCAGCACCATTGAGGCGGCTGTAAGGCACACCATTGTGATAACATTCGCAACAAGGTTTCTTCTCACCATCGAGTTTTGGAAGGAACAGACTCCATTTTACGAAACGGAAGTACTGATTAACCTTGTCTTCAAGAGCCTTGCAAGACAACTGATAGAACTCGTTTGTGATGTTGAGTTTATCATCAATATCATCAAGCTGCTCCTGAAAGATGGCTTTATCCTTCTGTGCTGCTTCGATATGAGTCATTGTGTTGTCGTAAGATGCTTTTGAGGCGAGAAGTGCGAGGACTTCATCGTATCTGTCAGAAAGCGGCTTTCGCTCTTCAGCGAGTGCTTGAAGTAACTTGTCGTTATCCTCGTTGCTATCGGATGGCTTGTCGAGTTCTGTCTGCAACTCACCAATCTCATTCACTACCTGCTGATATTCTTCCTTCTCGGCTAGAATCTGCTCGTAGGTGCGTGGAGCATCTGCATCAACTTCTGCCTTATGCTTTTCGGCATCTTTGAGCGCCTGATGAGCCTTGACGAGTTGGTTTGTGGTGGTCTGACGATCATCATTCTGTTTATCCAACTCTTTGTTTAGTTCGGTGTATGCGCTTTGGAGTTTGGCAAACTCATTGTTGAGTTCCTTCATATCCTCTGCCTTGCGAGAGTTGAACCGGTTCTGAGATTCCTGTTTGAGGAGCTGAACTTCACCGAGAGGGAGAGCCTGACCGCAATGAGGACAGAAACCTTCCTTATCATCCCATTCCCAAGTGCGCTTGGCAATCTCATCGCTACGTTTGTTTAAGTCGCTAACCTTATTCTTGCACTCTTCAATCTGAGCGTTTATCTGAACCTCGGTGGTAGGATAGCCACTCATGACGGCTTTGAGGTTATTAACCGTAGATTCTGCCTTATTGAAGGCTGCGTTGGCGTTGAGAACATCGCTTTGATGCTTGGTCATGTTATCGGTAGACTCCTTGTCTGCGCCCTGCTCCATCATTCGCTTGCGCTTTTCGGCAAATTCAATCTTTTTTCTGATTGCGTCAAGGCGAACTCTGTCTGCACCACCGGTGCGAATCTGCTGAATCTTGTTGTCTATCTCCACCAGTTTTTCTTTCAGCTCAGCCTTTTCTTTCTCCATGGCCTCCCAATCCTGCTTTGGTGGAAGGGTTTTGTCGAGTTCGGCAAGTCTGATAGGGACCGCATCGAGTTCCTTCTGAACTTCTGTACGCTTATGCTTAAGGTGGTGAAGGATGGCATCAATATCTTTCTGTTTGAGAAGTTCAACAAGATAATCATACTTTTCTTCGCCCTTCGTGATGTCTTCGGCAGAAATATCACCTGCCAACGACTGAAGGAATGCACGCTGATTCTGCCAAGCCATATCAAGGAACAGATTAGGACAGATGCACCACGCAAATGGGTCTTCTTGGAAGATTCCGTCAACTACGTTGCTGAAATCTCCGGCGGTAGTCAATTCTCCATCAACATAGTACTTGAAGGTGTTGGTGCATTTATCACCTTTCCACTTATCGGTCAGAACTCGCTTGAACGAGATTTCATCACCATCTACCAACATAACCAACTCGGATGAATGCTCTATCTCCTTGATAATATTGTGATTCTCATCGAAGGTTTTGATGTCGAGCTGCATGCCGTTGGTATCAGTACCGAATAATGTGTACATGATGGCGTTGCCGATAGTGCTCTTGCCTCTTCCGTTGTCTCCCGAGATAACGGTTAGGTCTTCTCCGAAATCGAAGACTCCGGCACGGATGCCACAGAAATTTTGCAGTTTAAGTGTCTTGAATAGGATTTTCTTCATTTTTATCTTTGTTTAAAGTTTCTTCTTTTTCTCTCAGTTCCTTATCGTATTCCTCGAATGCCTTTGCTGTAGCGTAGGTGAACTGGTCGCTATTGCGCATGGCGTTCAAGATAAGATTTTTGAGGTCTTCGGGCGATGCGTGCATGAATGCGTATGCCTTCGGAATGGTTCTGTCACCCATGAGGACGATGCATCGAAAATGCTTTGCCTCATCCCCCATCTTGTCAACTATATCAAGTACCTTCTTGATATGATTGAAGAAATTCTGTCTGATATTCTTTTTCATGATTTCGTTTTTTAAAAACCTGCCTATCCTCACGGACGAGCAGGGAAAATAAATTCAAATTTATGAAAAATAACGCTAAAAACTAATTCTTATCTGTTGATCCTAAACCACTACGAGTGCCGGTTACCTTGCCAAGTTCCAAGTTAGTATCTGGAACGTAAGTGAAGGCACCCTGACAGATGCGTTGGGAAAAAGGAATAACGAACTTGAAACCGAGCAGACGCATGATGCGATGCTTTAACCTCCATCTGCCCGACTTGACGATAGCATGGACTTCTTCGCCATAGCCGCAATCAATCAAACCGAGAATTACATCAAGGTTTGCTCTAACCTTGCCTAGATAGTCGCCATGTAGGAGCCATGAAGGGAAATAAACCTCCAACAACATTCCTTTGCCAGACATGCCACTACGTGGCTGAATCAGCATCTTCATATTTGAAGGAAGTTGTATCTTGAACCCGAGCGGAACGTAAAAGCGCTTGTTTGGAATTACTTCCGTGTCCTTACTACAATGAAGGTCGTAAGCGGCATCCGTCTCATACGACTTCGTTGGGAAACACCCTTGTGTTACCAATTCTACATTGATTTTTGTACCTGATTTACTCATATAATCTATTCTTATAAATGTTTCTGTTCTAAAAGTCTGTCTACTTCCTTCTGATAAAAGGCTATCAACTGATTATACTCGAAGAGTGACCAGTTCTTGTTTTCAGTTCTTGCCCTAACCTCTATCAAATCAACCCTCTGCTCGCCAATCTGCTTGATAAGCGCACGGCGATACATCTGAATATTGCCTTGATTGAAAATATTGCAAGCCACGCATTGTGGCCGGCAGTTATCTTCGCTGAATCGGGTTGACATGTAACGCCTCGACATGTAATGACCGTTCTGAATCTCCTTCCAAGGGAAAACCTTGCCGCAACTGATACATCGGCAATAACCTTTATCATCAGAATATTTCAGTCGAATATATTTAGAGAAGACCGCATCTAGTTTGTCTCTCAGCTTACTTTTGCTAAGTCCGGCCTTCGCCTTCTTCTTTTCCTGTTCCTTCTTGGCTTTATCCCAAGGAGTCTTCTTTATAGGTGTCCTCTTGAGAGGAGTTTTCCTTTTTAAACCCATATTGCACGTAATTATCATTTGTAAAGTTTGAATACTCGCCCTCGGGCTTTCCGATGTCTGAGGACACATTTTTAATCTTAGAGTTGAGGATATTTATTTTCCTCAGCTTTGACTCGAAGATTCCCAAGGGTGCCCAAGGGTTTCTTTCGAGTTCTCTGTATATTTCGAGAACCTTTCTCCGGTACTTGTGGAGAGTAGGTTCGGATAAATCTATCATAAGCCATTGATTTTGAAGTTTAAGAAAAACCTGCCCATCCTCACGGACGAGCAGGAAAGAATCAAAATTTTTTTTAAACAATGTTTGCTGCCGCTGCAGCGAATAATCATACACAACAAACAAATACATAATAGTCCACCTGTAGGATTCGGACCCAACTTCCCGATTTGATAAGAATGTATTAAGGATTTACACAAAACAGTTTCGGGCGTGCTAACCAATTACACCATCGGTGGATAACGGCATCATGCGCTACCATGAATTTAAGAGCCATGCTCACCGTTTCAGCTATCAGTCATAAAGACTGATGCTCGGGGATGCGTACTTATTGAAATAATAATTGCGCGTTCCCTTATAATGACTTAACACTATTCGACTTTACACTTTTCCAATATGTCAAAGAACTTATGACCACAAACGGACAATGGGATTGTTCCGGAAATCGCTATATATAATAAGGTATAAAACGAAAGGTGCTGGTAGAATGCTCGACCACAACATTTCCTTCTGGTTCGTGGCGCATGAATTCAACGCAAACAACTTATATTGCCACTGGGTCTATACCGCTCCACACCTAACGATCTCAAGAAACATTATAATAACAATATCCAAAACTATTTTGGGGATTCGAGACGAGTTGAACGCCTTTGCTCGGGTTTCCCCGCTCACTCCGAGTGAGCTAGCTCGATTCCCATGTATCACTCCTATGCTCACGCACAAGAGTGAATTGATAGTTTACAAATAAGAAAAAGAACCTTTCTTAAGCAATCGTTTAACTCTATGCTCACGCATATCCAATTTAAAACGCATTTTGTCTGAATAACTAATCTAAAAGTTCAACAGCCAAATGTTTCACACATTTATACACTCATAAATTGCGGCACTTTATGTTTCTCTGCTCCATAGCGATTCAGAGCACAAGAACGAATGTCCTGAGCCTGTTGGCTATTACTCCGGTAAGCAAGAGCATTGTAGACAGTAGTCTTGCCACAACCAAAAATTTTCATGATTTTAGGAATTTTATCTTTATCAATCAATATTTTTTCTATTTTTACGACTTTATTCATATTATTTTTTGTAAATTTGCACCATAAATCTGTTTAGAACGAGTTTTAATCTCGTTTACGGATGCAAAGATACACGTTTGCAGGCAAACATCCAAGGATATAGACATTTATTTATAGTTAATTTACGTATTTACACATTTATAAACACTAGCAGTATGGAAGGATTAAGAGATAGAATCAACGAGGTAAGAGACCATTACAGGCTGTCTAACAGAGGGTTTGCTGACGCTATCGGGGCAAAACCTGCTGCTACGAACAATTATTTGAACGGCACAAAGGAGCCTTCAATGGAGTTTATAGACAGAATACTGACTACATACGTAGACATATCAGCAGATTGGCTACTTTGTGGCAGAGGCAGCATGTTTTACGATGTAGACAAGCAGACGGACGAAAAACTGCTGAAAGAGCTGGCAGAAACAAAAGTAAAGTTGCTAGTACAGGAAGGAGTGGTTAAGGAGTTAAAGCAAATCATCAGCGAGAAGATTGCTGAAAGAGACAAAAGCCTTGTTGGCTGATACGATAAAGGGGAGCCTTCTTTGCGAAGACTCCCCTTATTGTTTTACATCTTGCCTTCGAGGGCATCGAAAGCAGATTGTACGTCCTTATTTAATGTACGTGCGTATCTAGTAGTCTGACGCAAGGTAGTGTGTCCAAGCACCCTTGCCACGATGTTGATAGGCATGCCCTTCGACAAGAATAAGGTTGCAGCAGTCGCTCTACCCATGTGGGTATGCAGCCTATCAACTCCAACCATCTGTCCGATCGCCTTCAAATAATCATTATACTTCTGATTCGTCATTCTAGGCAGCTTGAAGTCATACTTCTGCAGTATCTCCAGGGCAGGTTTGAGAAGTTGGAATACGAAATCCGTGTCTGTTTTCGTTCTCTTAGCGTGATAAAACATCTTGCCACCAATCTCCTCGCAGTTAGTATAATCGAACGATGCAAGGTCAGAGTATGCAAGTCCGGTGTAGCATTGGAAGAGGAACAAATCTCTTGCGTGGAGAATATGAGGTGTTGAGAGTTTCAGTTTCTTGATGGCAGCAAACTGCTCTTCTGTGACACAATCAACATACTGCTTTTCTCCCTTGCCAATATGGAATGGCAGGAACTTATAAGGATTCTGCTCAATAAGCCCGTCTATCATCGCATCATTGATGAACAACTTGAGATACTTGTGATAGTCGTAGATTGTGCATTGAGCCTTATCCTGTCTGTGGAGATACTCATCCATTGAACGCACCTTCGACACATTGCAGTCTTGAAACGACTTTATCTTTCCCCATGTTTTTAGGAATTTGATAAAGACATCGTAGCGTTTCTTGGTATGCTCGCACACCTTACGCTCATTCCGTCTTCTCTCGCAGTACTCGATAAAAGAAGTTCCTTCGTCTTCTCCATTCATCTGTGAGATAACCACATTTAAGTCACAACAGCCTTCCTTAACCATCTTACTGATGATTTCGTTTGCTCTCGCGCGGTATGCCTGTATGATTTCATTCAGTTCATCCGCATCTTTTCTCTTGATAACCATCTTTGACGCATCAGACCATTGTGTAGTTGTCACTTTTACGCCTGTGGAAAAGTACTTCCTTTGACGCTTGGCACAAAAGCATAATTCTACCGAAACTTCATGTTTTGAGGTCGCTCGCTTCAAACGATTGTGAATAATACTTAAATTAATTTTTGCCATTTTGATAACACATTTTTTACAAGGTGATAACACATTGATAACACACCTTCCGATTCAACAATTTGCGTGAATAATACAAACCGTTGTGATTCAGATAGTTATACCCAAAATGCGTTTAAACCAGTTTTAAACCAGTTTAGAAAATCAATCTTTATGACATATCTCTTTAAAAAACAAAAAGCAATCTATATAAGTATCTGTTATTCAATACGTTATATAGACTGCTTATTTGATTTTTTCTTGACTAAACGTTGCGTTTTTACGCCTAAAAAGTGATTCCGTTGGGGTTCGAACCCAAGACCCACAGCTTAGAAGGCTGTTGCTCTAATCCAACTGAGCTACGGAACCAACACTTTTAAATCGCAAACCAGCTAACCAATAACGCAATCAGCCACTTTTCTTATTTGCGGCTGCAAAGGTACATATATTTTTTGAATACACCAAACTTTTTCTCACTTTTTTCTTTTTTTATGCTTAAATATCGCAAAAAATAACTACCTTTGCATCCGTTAGGAGCAAGAAACTGCATTCTGACCCCGAAAGAGAAGAGATTTTTATAACGCATATTCAAACATAAAACATACGCAAATGAAAAAGTTAATCTTTTCAGTAGCCCTGCTCTCAGCAGCACTCTCTGCCAGCGCAGAAGAACATCCGCTCTGGATGCGCTACCCAGCCATCTCGCCCGATGGCACTACCATCGCCTTCGCTTATAAAGGCGACCTCTACAGTGTTTCTGTCAACGGCGGTGAAGCACGACAGCTCACAACCCATGCAGCCTTCGATTCGCATCCTGTATGGAGCCCTGACAGCAAGAAAATTGCCTTCCAGTCTAACCGCGAAGGAAGTCTCGACATCTTTGTAATCGATGCAAAAGGCGGTGCTCCTACCCGACTCACCACCAACAGCGGCAGCGAAACACCTATCGCCTTTGCAGACAACGACCATGTGCTCTACTCTGCCAGTCTGCAGCCTACAGCCCAGAGCATCATCTTCGGCGACAACACATTCCCACAAGTATATAAGGTAAGCACCAAGGGCGGAAGACCAGAACTCTTCTCTACCCTCACCATGGAGAATATCAGCATCGCCAAGAACGGCGACATTCTCTACCACGACAAAAAGGGATATGAAGACCCTTGGCGCAAACACCAGAAATCACCTATCGCACGCGACATCTGGCTGAAGAGTAACGGAAAGTTTACCAAGCAGACTACCTTTGCCGGCGAAGACCGCTCGCCAGTATGGACATCAGACGAGAAATCATTCTTCTATCTGAGCGAGCAGGACGGCACATTCAATATCTACCGCCGCAGCCTCAACAGTTCAAGCGACAAGCAGATTACCCACCACAAAGGCAATCCGGTAAGATTCCTCACCGCATCCAGCGCCGACCTGCTCTGCTACGGATATGATGGCGAAATCTACACCGTGAAAGAAGGTGGAGAGCCTCAGAAGGTGAACATCTCCATTACAACAGATAATGACGCTCCAAGCCTCGTACGTCAGATTAAAAGCTGGGGAGCTACAGAGATTTCCGTTTCGCCAGACGCCAAGGAAGTGGCTTTCGTGATGCATGGCGACGTATACGTAACTTCTGTAGAATACACCACTACCAAGCGCATTACCGACACACCGCAGCAGGAGCGCGACCTGAGTTTCTCGCCAGACGGCAGAGCCCTGGTCTATGCAGCCGAGCGCAACGGCGTATGGCAGATTTACCAGTCTAAGATCAAGAACGAGAAAGAGAAGAACTTCACCTACGCTACCGACATCGAGGAAGAGCAGTTGGTGAAAACAGGCGTTACATCACAGTATCCACAATACTCTCCTGACGGCAAGGAAGTGGCTTTCTTCGAAGACCGCGCTGCACTTCGCATCATCAATCTGAAATCGAAGGAAATCCGCACCGTGCTCGATGGCAAATACGTCTACTCTTACAGCGATGGAGACATCGCTTTCGAATGGTCGCCAGACAGCAAATGGCTCCTTTCAACCTATATCGGCAACGGCGGCTGGAACAACCAGGATATTGCACTGGTAAAGGCTGACGGCAAGGAGGTTCACAACCTGACCAATTCCGGCTACAGCGACAGCAACGGCAAATGGGTGCTCGACGGCAAGGCAATGCTCTTCCAGAGCGACAGAGCCGGCTACCGCAGTCATGGAAGCTGGGGAGCAGAAGACGATGCCTACATCATGTTCTTCGACCTGGATGCCTACAACCGCTTCAACATGAGCAAGGAAGAAATAGAACTGGCTGACGCCAACAAGGACGAAAAGGAGAAGAAGGAAGACGAGAAGAAGGAAGAGGCTAAAAAGAAGGCTGACGAAAAGCAGAAGAAGACCGGAAAGATAGAGGTGGAAAAAGTGAAGCCACTGGAGCTGGACATCGAAAACTGCCGCGACAGAATCGTACGCCTCACCGCAAACTCTTCGCACATGGGCGATGCTGTGCTCTCTAAAGACGGCGACAAGCTCTACTACCAGGCAGCCTTCGAGGATGATTACGACCTCTGGCAGCACGACCTGAAGGACGGCTCTACCAAGCTCGTGATGAAGGGCGTAGGCCAGGGCAACCTGCAGACCGACAAGGATGTGAAGAACCTCTTCATCTGCAACGGAAGCAGCATCAAGAAGGTGGATCTGAGCGGATTCAGCACCAAGGACATCAGCTTTGAGGCTAACTTCAACTATAAGCCAGCCGAGGAGCGCCAGTATCTCTTCGACCACATATGGCGACAGGTGAAAGACAAGTTCTACGACCCTAAGATTCATGGTGTTGACTGGGAAGGTTACCGCAAGACCTATGAGAAGTTCCTGCCTTACATCAACAACAATTTCGACTTCCAGGAGATGTTGAGCGAAATGCTTGGCGAGCTGAACGCTTCGCATACAGGAGCCCGCTACTACGCTTCGAACAGCGCGCTTACCACCGCCAATCTGGGAGTATTCTTCGATCCTCAGTATCAGGGCGACGGCCTGAAGATTCAGGAGATTATCAAGCGTGGTCCTTTCGATGTGAAGAATACGGGCGTTACAGCCGGCAGCATCATCGAGAGCATCGACGGCGAGGAGATTAAAGCCGGAATGGACTACTTCCCATTGCTCGACGGAAAGGTTGGCAAGAATGTACGCCTCGGCATCAGAAACGCCAAGGGTAAGAAGATGGAGGTTACAGTGAAGGCTATCTCTCAGGGCAAACTCAACAACCTGCTCTACAAGCGATGGGTAGACCGCAACCGCGCTTTCGTTGACAGTATTTCGGGCGGACGCATCGCTTATGTTCACGTTAAGGCGATGGATTCGGAGAGTTTCCGCACCGTTTACAGCGAACTGCTGAGCGACAAGAACCGAAACAGAGACGCTGTAATCGTAGACGAGCGCCATAATGGTGGCGGCTGGTTGCACGATGATCTCTGCACCCTGCTCAACGGCAAGCAGTATCAGGAGTTTGTACCTCACGGTAAGGTAGTTGGCCGCGATCCATTCAACAAATGGGTGAAGCCATCTTGCGTCATGATCTGCGAGAACGATTACAGCAACGGTCACGGTTTCCCATGGGTTTACAAGGAACTCGGAATCGGTAAGCTGATCGGTGCTCCTGTAGCAGGAACCATGACAGCCGTATGGTGGGAAACGCTGATGGACAACACGCTAGTATTCGGTATTCCTCAGGTAGGCTGCCGCGACATGCGTGGCGTGTTCGGCGAGAACACCCAGCTGAACCCAGACATCGAGGTTTACAACAGTCCGGAAGATTTCATCAATGGCCATGATACCCAGCTCGAAAGAGCCGTAAAGGAAATGATGAAGAAATAAACAGAACGCCCTGCAGGGGTCCAGAAGCAGAATCGCTTCTGTCCTCTTGCAGGGCGAATTGTTTTTGTAGCAGACAACATTAATTTATTAAACCTTATTAACCCACATTATCGGTAAAAAACCTTCTGTCATGACATAAAACCCTCTAAATCTTTACTTTTTTTCTTGAAAAGGGCGAAAAAGCAAGTGAAAAAGCCATAAAATAAAAAAAAATGAGTATCTTTGCAGAAGATAAAAAACAAGATTATGGGATTATTCGGATTATTCAGCAACAAAAAGAAGGAAACTCTCGATAAGGGACTTGAAAAAACCAAGGAGAGTGTGTTTGGCAAACTGGCGCGCGCCGTTGCCGGAAAGTCTACCGTCGATGATGATGTGCTCGACGATCTCGAAGAGGTACTCATCACTTCAGACGTAGGTGTAGAAACCACGGTCAAGATTATCCGCCGCATCGAAGAACGTGTGGCCCGCGATAAATATGTTTCAACCAGCGAGCTCAACCGCATTCTGCGCGAGGAAATCGCCATTCTCCTCTCTGAGAATCACAGCGATGACCTGGCAGACTGGGAACTTCCTGCCGACCATAAGCCTTACGTTATCCTCGTAGTAGGCGTAAACGGCGTGGGCAAGACAACCACCATCGGCAAGCTGGCTTACCAGTTTAAGAAGGCTGGCAAGAAGGTTGTTCTGGGAGCTGCCGACACCTTCCGTGCCGCTGCCGTAGAGCAGATTTGCATCTGGGGCGAGCGCGTGGGTGTGCCTGTAGTGAAACAGCAGATGGGAAGCGACCCGGCAAGCGTGGCGTTCGACACCCTGCAGAGCGCCAAAGCAAACGGAGCCGACGTGGTGCTCATCGATACGGCAGGCCGATTGCACAACAAGGTGAACCTGATGAATGAGCTCAAGAAAATAAAGGAAGTGATGAAGAAGGTAATGCCTGAAGCACCAGACGAGGTAATGCTCGTGCTCGACGGAAGTACCGGACAGAATGCATTCGAGCAGGCTAAGCAGTTCTCTGCCGTTACCAACATCTCCTCGCTCGCCATCACCAAGCTCGACGGAACCGCTAAGGGCGGCGTTGTCATCGGCATCAGCGACCAGCTCAAGGTGCCTGTAAAATACATCGGACTGGGCGAAGGTATGGAAGATCTGCAGCTCTTCAACAAGACAGAATTCGTAGACTCGCTCTTTAAAAATTAGAAAATGAAGAAAAATCAGATAGATATTATTACCCTGGGCTGCTCGAAGAATCTCGTAGACAGC